AGTATAACGGGTGGGTAAACAACCTATTAAGTGCGATAGAATAGGGACGCCTATTTAAGTCAATGCCCGTTTTATATGCCGACTTAGCTCAACTGGTAGAGCAATCGCCTTGTAAGCGATAGGTTAAGTGTTCAAGTCACTTAGTCGGCACCAGATAGCCGTAGCGCTGTCACCTAGTTGTGAAGGTCCGTCACAACAAATCAACTAGAGTAACGATAAGCCGTAATCTGTATGCACGAGATTATTGAAAACCCTGATATGTGGTAACAAACTTTACCTAGAGCATACACGAGCAGTGGGTAAATACCAATAATCACCGCTGGGGAGGGTTAGTTGTTTCACCCCAGCCATTATATTAAAAAGGAGGATAACTATGTATTTCGTAACAACGATAGAAACTAAAAAAGGTGAAATTCACGATACAAGATGTGTAGGTTATTTTAATACATTTGAAAAAGCTGAAAATGCAGTGTTACACAACGCTTGCGATATATGGGAAACGTGTTATGATTATGTAGTTATTGAAAATATACAAGAAGGATTATATCAATATGACTTCCACCCAACTTGGTATAAATATCATAAACCAATCTCTGGGTATATAAGATGTGAACAACCGGATTTTGTAAATTCAATGGGATATGCTATCGGTTAGGATAGTTGAGAATTCAAATTTTTAGAAACAAAACAAGACGCAGTAAATGATTGGACTAAATTTTATAAAAGAAAATAGTATTTATTTATCAATAGGATAATATAAATAAAAATAACTCAAAAGGAGGTAGTTCTTAATGGAAGAACAAGAAAAACCTGTTAATGCAGGAAAACCTTGGACTGAAGAAGATATGTTCTTTGTAGGTTCATTCGCTCCAACTTGGAGAAATATCTGTTGGTTAGCAGATAGACTAGGTAGAACTCCACACGCAGTTCAATACCTATTATGCAAAATGTATTGCAAAACAACTGATTTAAAAGAATGGGCAAAAGTTGACACATCTAAATCAGAACAAGCCAAGAAAATACTAAAAGTTCGTAAAGAACTTGGTATTGCTATTGGAAAATAACATAGTGGTGAAATGCTAAATAGCCTGTAACAGACCTGATAATGAATTCAGGCAAGCGGTTCTTGTAGCGAGAGAATGTCGGCGATACAAAAATTTAGATAACCAGTAGCAGCCACTGTGAACCCCGGGTACCTAACGCGGAGATGAACGAACGGGGCTCCGCAATTTATATATCTGTTTGGTGTAATTGGTAGCACGTCAGTCTCCAAAACTGATAGTTAGGGTTCAAGTCCTTGAGCAGGTGCCAACAGGTTCCCATATTCAACCTATGACTATTTTAACCGGTTTAGTCATAAAAAGTATGGTGCATATATGGCGCTAGGGACAGTCGGTTAAGTCACCAGGTTTTCATCCTGGAGTGTCCAGTTCGACTCTGGATAGCGCTACCAAATATGGAGACGTGGCAGAGCTTGGTTTAATGCACCGCACTGCTAACGCGGCGTACGGAAACGTACCGTAGGTTCAAATCCTACCGTCTCCGCCATTGGGGCGTGGGTTTGAACGTATGCCACAAAAACAAAAAACCTTGTTGTCAGTGTATTCCCACAGAAGCTGACGGGTGCTATATGGGTGAGCGCCGGAGTAGGAGAGCCGGGGCGGTCTGTAAAACCGTTGTCGAAAGGCTGAAGTGGTTCGATTCCACCCTTACCCACCATTGGAAGGAAAACCATAAACCCTTGGAGAAGATTCACACTATTCCGCCTAAGTAAGAGTAGAGAGGCAAGTGTATTGCTTAGATCGCATATTTATCTATGCACGTCAGCTGGTCCCTAGTGACGTTAACAAAAGGGAGTTTAGCGTGGCTAGTAGCGAGACGTCACATTTCTGTTCTAGGGAATAGCCCCTGTGACGCACGTGGAATATGGTAGCTCCATATTGAAGATGGGCAGATGAGTGTTCTTCCACACAGGCACTATCTTTGTTGGCTGTCGTCATTATAACGGTCCCATACGGAGACGTACAGCGTGACGTTTACCGCAAACGCATTTATTTATCCTCCTTTCTAATCGGATAATTAAATCAAAATTGCGGGCGTTGCAGCCGGAATATAAAGTAAAACCGGCAGCTCTTTATTATTGAAAAGAAAGGAAACAAAAGTGAACAGGATAAATAAGACTCCTGGTGTTGTATATTCAGAAAAAGAAAAACTAAAGAATAACAACGAACTAATTTCACAATATGATAAACGAATTGTTGATATGCTTCATAAAATTGAATTTTTAGACGCAACACCAGCACAAGCTTATAAGATGTATATGAAATTGCAAGGATTTTTAAGAAAGAAACGTGACTTAAAAAAGTCAGGAAGTATTTATGTACCTCGTACAGAAACGGGAAATTATATTATAGATGGAAAAGTAACAAAATTAAAAAAGGAGGACGACAACGGTGGAAATAGACGAAGAAATAAAAAATAAAATTGACGACTATGCCAGTATTATTGTTGCAGCATTACTTGATAGAGGTAGTCTATTTATGAATATTCAAATAGAGGAAGAATACTCACAATACGACGTATTATTTGTGTACAATCCTAATGATTTTGGTATTCATCAAAGAGGTATTACTAGTCAAGATTTATTGGTTGGTGTCGTAGGGTTTGGTGCTTATGGATTTAGTATAAATATCCCAGATACTGACCCAGGATATTATAAAGAAAAACTAGGTGTAAGTAGCAACTTTTTAGCGTTTTTATTTAATGAAGTTAGACGTAGATTGAACGAAATAAAATAATTAAAAAAAGTCAATAAAGGTATTGACTTTTTATTTTTTATAATATATAATGCAAACATAAATAGAAGATTGAACGTAATATAACGTAAGACGTTTTACAGGAAAAAACGCAGTAAATTTAGATATAGAATGATTTTTGTGTAGACCTGTACGTTATATAGGTCTATTTTTTATTTATAATATTTAAAATAAGGAGGTGATTATCATAAAAGTATGGTTATATGGTAAGGTAATGTCTGGTAAAACAACATTCGCAAGTCAATTTGAAAATGCGTATATTATCTCAACTGACGGTAACGCAGAGTACACATTTGCTCCTGATAAAATATTAAGAGTTAGAAATTATAAAGAGTTAAACGACGCTATTGCAAAATTAAAAACAATAAAACCTGAATGGGTAATAGTAGACACAACTTCATACTTAATTGACTATTTAAGATTTTATTGGTGCGATAAGAATGGTGTTGAACACGAATCAGAAATTGCTTATAAAGGTTATACAATGCTTAGAAGTTTCTTATGGGAAAGTATATTCTCTATTGCAAATGCTTTTGACAATGTAATGTTTATTTCACACGAGCAAGAAACCATAGAGAAAAATAAATTTGGTAGAGAAATCTCTAAATTTCAACCAGTATTTGAAGAAAAACTTAGAGACCAAATGTCAGGACTTATGGGTATAATTGCTAGAACAGTTAAATCAATAAGTGAAGATGGTACAGCAAAATATGAGTTACATATTTCAAATTCTGATGACGAGTTTGGTGGTTCGAGATTACCAATAAAGAAAACAGCAATCCCACTTACTAAAAAAGATTTTGACGAAAATTTTAAAAAATTATATGACGCAGAAAAAATCGTACGTGGTGAAAAAGACATAGTGGTTGATACAGCTAAACCAGCAGAAGCTGAAGAAAAACCTAAAAGACGTTCAGTTATAGGTTAATAAATATTTTTAAGGAGGAATGTAATTATGGCAAATAACGGAATTGACAAAGAAGATTTATCAGAATTAAATGCGATTTTCAAAGAAATGGGTGGAGTAGATAAAATAGAAGACTACACAAACAATTTTGAAAATCTTGCAGACGGAGAATATATAGGAGAAATCGAAAAGGTTGAAGCTAAAAATTCAAAAAACAGTGGCAAACCTATGATTAGTATTACAGTGGCAGTTGAAGGTGGAAAGAAAGAATTTAGACATTTGATGTTAGCTGGAGAAAATTTAGAAAAAACACGTTCAGCTATTGCTAAAACTGTATCTCAATTAAAAGAATTAGGTGTGGATGTTAGTAGCAATGATATTGCAATTATAACAGACAACGCTTATTCATTAGTAGGAACTAAAGTTAATATGAAAATTAAAACAAACAATAACTTTAGAAATGTATGGTTAACTCTTGCTTAATATAAATTTGATACCGGTGTAAAAACCGGTATCATTTTTTATTATTTAATGAGAAAGTGAACAGATTTAAACGGATCGTTTTAAGACGCAGAGATGA